ACCACCAGTCGGGGGGGCGGTGGCACCGCAAAACGGTTAGCCGCTTTTTTCGCGGCATCACCTTTTGCCGATTTTTTCCCGGTATCCCCTTTTTTATGGTGCGTGAACTGCGCCAGACGCCAGGCCGCATCCAGTGCCAGTTTCGGATCAATGCAGAGGTTTTCCACCAGGATCCGCCCCATGGCTTTCACCGGATCGGGAAGACCATCCTCCATATATTCAATACCAGGAGACATCACCGCGGACGGTGGCATCTCCAGATTGTTTTCGTCCGGCTGTGGTATTGCAGCCGCCTCACGGCGACGGGGTTTATCCTCCTGCTCTGATTTTTTCTGCCGGTAAACAGGAACCTCATCCACCTCCACCGTCTCGCATTGTTTACGGGCTATAAACGCAAGCACCTCAGGATCTTTTGCCAGCTGCGAGCCTTTAACCCTGGCGGTCTTCGCCGAATAACCGGCGGCAATGGCTGACGCTGTTTTGTTTTTCCCGGACATGAGCGCCAGCGCAAATTTTCGTTTTTGCGTTGTCAGCACAGCCTCCTCCCGGGTCCAGAACGCACTCAGCCGGGTATGGTTCAGCCCATTTTTCCCGGCGTCTCATGCCGCAAATGTTAACTGCTGCCTGGTTAACATTTGCTGAAAAAGCCTGTTAACATTTTTTCCGCACAACAAACTGAATAATAAAGATAAAAACCGCAAAAATGCCCGGGCAGCCAGTTAACATGTTAACTGCCCTGAAACGGGAATTTTTTCTCTGCGTGAGAGGGGGCGCGGTGTCCAAAGCGATCGTTTTTTACGCCGGATGATACCCCCCCGGGGTCGGGTTACAGTCCGATGATGTCGTCCTCTCTGCCACTACCTCCGGACACCTCCGGCAGCGTCGGGTCCGGCATATCACTCGCCGCTTCACGAGCAGACTTTTGTCGATGGCATTCGGTACAGAGCGTCCAGAGATTCGTCTCCTCATTACCACCACCGAACTGAAGTGCAATTCGGTGATCGAGTTCACTGTCACAGAGGTCAACCACACGACCACAGAGACGGCACTGCCCGGCGTCCCTGAGCCAGATATGACGCTTGAGGGAAACACGTGCACTGCCACTGACACGACGCTGTTCACCCTTCAGAATATTCACCCGTCGGGTATTCAGTGTTTTGATTCTGCTCTGGAGTGTACGAAGCTCAGCCATGTAAAATCCCCGTCATATGGCAATCAGTAAAGGAAATAAATATGTCATCGAAAAACCGTACCCGCAGAACCACAACCCGCAATATCCGTTTCCCCAATCACATGATTGAACAGATCAACATCGCCCTTGAGCATAAAGGGTCCGGTAACTTTTCAGCGTGGGTTATTGAAGCCTGCAGGAGAAGGCTGGCAACAGATGCAACGCATCTGCGCCCGGCCAGCATGACAAATAACGAGAAATGAACGTTCGGTTACAGGAGCAGGTACCCACTGTCCTCCAACAATATTTCATCTTCATATCCGACAGAACAAGACTTACCCTGCCGGGATGTACAGAATAACAACAGAGTGATAATTAATTTCTGATGAAATAATCAGGGTGCAGAAGGACTAAAGATAAACGTTTTCTTCACGCCTTTACACGGCCTGTCCTTCTCAAATCGCCATTTTGCCATCGCCTTTACAACCTGCTCATCAAACAGATGGTGCGGCTCTGAACGAATAAACTCAATTCGGGTGACAGTACCATCAGCACCAATATCAAACCTCACATCAACCCGTCCCTTTATATAATTTGCCGCTGCATAGGCCGGATATTGTGGTAATGCCTTAACCAACTGTCGGGGCATATCTGTTTTATGTTGCGTACAGCCCATAACCAGAGAAGACAACAAAATAATTAACGGAAGATTTCTTTTCATTTTCATTCCCCGCACAGATAAGAATAAGTCTTATTCTAACAATGCCGCCCTGTCGGTCATCAATCCTCTGCTTAATGGCAACGACAATTATCCGACTTAAATCACAAATCAGACACATGACATAACAGGGCTTGCGAGGTAACACATCGTCCTGTTTCTTCCACCATCGCACCGGACTGGCGACTATGAGGGGACAACGCCGCGCTCCGTTAACGCGGTAAACCCCGGTGTGTATCGTTTTTGATTATCCCCGCACACTCGCGCAGAGGAGTCTCCCTGTCGGGCTGCGGTCTCTGTTAATGAGGGAATACAGCGACGATACGGCGCATCAGCAAAACTTAGTTCAGGCACTGAGTGCGGATATAGTCCTGTGCCCCTTCCAGCTGCTTCTGCATTGTCATCAACCGTTCTCTGAGGATGAAATAATCCCGTTCAGCGGTGTCTGCCAGTCGGGGGCCGGTTGCATTATCCACGCCGGAGGTGGTGGGGGCTTCACGCACGGTACCGGGGCAGGTGGCGTTGATCCGCAGGCGCTTACGACCAGCGGCAACGTCAGCGCGCAGAGTTTCATTTTCAGCTCTCGCATCGGCTAATTCCCTCGAGTATCTGGCATCAAGTGCAGCAACATCACGCTGGCGCTGCTGCATATCAGTAATGGTTGCATTTGCCTGCTCCAGCTCACTGACTTTTTTATCGCGCTGCTCTTTGTAGGTTATGGCGTTATCACGGTAATGATTCAGCCCCAGACTAAGCGCACCGCAGGCCACCAGCAGGGCAATGATGACCACGCACAGTACGCGGTTCATTTCACCACCAGCGTATCTGACCGATGAAATAACCGGAGGCCATAATCACAAACACCAGCCAGATAAGAATGAACTTCCAGGTGGATAATTTTTCAGCCATCACTCGAATCTCCCGAATCAGTTTGCTAAAATCAAACACACTTTCTCCTTTGACTTTTCCAGAGTCAGAAAACACAAAACCCCGCTTGGTGCCAACAAACGGGGTTTTTACTTTTATTCTCTTAGTTTTTGTCAGTTCGCAGGATTTCGTGTTATCCGTCCGTGTGAGCAAACCGCATTTTTCAGCAAAATATTCTGCTTATCTGTCAATTCCCCAGCACGCCAGCGCACTCTCCTGGTCGCGACGGGATACCTGACCGTAACAGTTGTTTGAGCGAATACGGCAGTCTCTGCCACCGTCCTTAATCCACCAGCGAATCGCCTCACACGCTCCCCTGCGATCACCTGCATTAATTCGTTTATAAAACGTCGACGGAAAACACTTACCGGGGCCAATGTTGTACGGACAGAATGACGCGATCCCCGCTTTCTGGGGTTCACTCAATGGCACTCTGATGTTTTTCTCCACCCATGCCAGCGCCTTATCACGCTCAATGGCGTTAACCCGGTCGCATTTTTCCTTCGACAACTTCATGCCCGGAACGACAGGTTTGCCATCCACCAGGATGGCACCGCGGCAGATGGTCCAGATACCCGCGCCATCACGGTATGCCGTGGTGTGGTTACCTTCCTTTTCATCCAGAAACTGGTCGAGGATTTCAGGCGCAGGCGCACCTGCGGCAATCAGCGCCAGAACGGCAGCCGACAGGCCGTATTTGATTTTGGTGTTCATGGATATTTATCAGGGTTTATCGATTTCAAATCCCTGGATATGTTAAGTCTTCAGGCCAGCGGTGGAGTCTTCAGAGAACCAGTAATTATTCCCGGTAGTTTTCCTCTGTAGGTTATCAACACATCCTGCGCCTCTAAAATTACGGGGCGCTTTTCCGGCAACGGACCATCCCCTTCACATAACCCGGCAGCAACATCCATGAAAAACTGCTTCGCCTGCTTTTTCGCCTCAGCTTCGTAAAACTCCAGCGTGGCATCTTCAGTACGGTCAAGACTAATCGCCACATCTGGCAACAACAGTGACGGATACCCACCAATTTCCAGTGCCACAGTAACAGTAATCTTATTCGGGTAATTATTTATCCCTTTAACAACCAGTTCGTATTTTTTCTTCATCGCTTTACTCTCCCCGCGCCGCCTTACGACGGTCCTCTCTGATTTTGAAATACAGGTTAGTCAGATATGTCAGCAACCCAAACAGCAGAC